ATATTCACTCAAATGGTATCGGTACTAACACACTTGATGCACACTCAGACAGAGCAATCGCTCTTAAAGTATTCTCAGGAGAAGTATTAACTTCATTCGAAGAGAACAACATCTTCATGGGACTAGTGCAAACTAGAACTATTTCTTCAGGTAAGAGTGCTTCATTCCCAGTTATCGGTACATATACTGATGCTGTATCTGAGCACGTACCAGGTACTGATATTGATGTATCAGGAATCGCTGCTGGTGAAAGAGTTATTACTATTGATAACTTAAAATACGCATCTGTATTTGTAGATAACTTCGAAGAAGCAATGTCTCACTATGAAGTTAGAGGACAATACTCTACTGAAATTGGTAGAAAATTAGCTAACAATATTGATGGTGACGTTGTTGCTACTTTAAGAACTTGTGTTGGTGGAGTTGCAGCAGCAACTGGTCAACCTACTCCTGAAGCTACTGCAATCGATGCTGGTGTATTACTTGCTGATACTGCTGAAGTTGCTGGAAATAAAATCATTGATTCATTATTCCAAGCACAAACTAAACTTGATGAAAAAGATGTACCAGGTGAGAGATACGTAGTTGTTACTCCTGCTGAATACTACAAATTAGTTCAATCAAGCAAAGGTACTAACTCTGACTTCACTGTAAGTAACGGTGGAATTGATTCAGGTAAGATTACTAAGATTGCTGGAAACAACATTCTTGTATCTAACAGACTAAACGCTGGTGAAATCATTGTATTTACTACTAACGCTATTGGTATTGTTAAATTACTTGACATTAAATCAGAAGCAAACTACATCCCTGAGAAATTAGGTGACTTATTAACTTCATCTTACGCGATGGGTTACGGAGTACTTAATCCAGGTTGTGTAGTAACGATCGACGCTGCTGCTGCATAAGCATAAGCAATCTATAAGGACTGGCTATTAATTTAGCTGGTCCTTTTTTTTGATATGGATATATTATACACCCCATATCTATATTAAAGAAAACATAAAGGAAAAGATATGAAATTAGAAAATGATGCAATCAATGTTGTATTAAGAGTTATTGGAGAGCCCCCTTTAGATGTAGGTACAGCCTATACAGATTTATTTGAAGCAGAAGCTGCATATGATACGCTTGAAATAGTTAAACAAGAAATACTATCTGATGGCTGGACATTCAATAGTGAGACAGATAGAGAGTATATACCTGATGTAGACGGTTATATTGTTGTACCTGAGAATGTACTAAGAATTGACCCTAGTGATACAGGGTCTGACTTTGTTAGGAAAGATGGGAAGTTATATGATAGGGAAACTAAATCATACATATTTACAGCAGCTGTAGGTTGTGATGTAATCTTTAACTTTGACTTTGATGATATTCCAAACGCATTTCAAAACTACATCTCATTAAGAGCTGCTAGACTGGTATACCAAAGACTGGTAGGGGATGTTAACACTATTGGCTATCTAAAACAAGATGAACAAGAAGCATATTTAAAATGCTTACACCACGAAGACGACACAGGAGATTATAATATCTTTGATGAAAACACAGTTGCTAGAGTTATATCTAGGACTACAAACCCAACTGGAATTAGGGGATAGATAATGCCATTAATTAATCAAACAATCCCTGGATTATATGGAGGAGTTAGTCAACAAGCACCTGAACTGAGACACGATACACAGGTGACTGAGATGATTAACTGTTATCCTACTATGGTTGGAGGACTTCAAAAGAGGCCTCCTAGTGAGTACATATATGGTGCTGATAATGTTACAGGTCCTGACTATATACCTGAAGATGCTTTTGTATATATGTATGAAAGAGACGATAATGAAACATATGCAATCTTCATTAAGAATGTAGGTGGTTTAGGTTCATACAGAATCTATGACTTATATAATAAAGAATGGGCTATGTTAGACTGGGAATACCAAACATATCTTGACTTACCATTAACTGCTAATGTGAAGAAGTCTTTTGCAGCATCTACTGTAGGTGATACAACGTATGTTGTGAATAAAACAATTGTACCTGAAGCTGATAACACTATTGATTACAATGGTGATGAAGACTGGGAGAATAAGTTCTTCTATTGGGTTAAGAGAACAGCTGGTGGTAGTGATAGTACTAACCAACCATTAAGGTACACATACTATATAATTAATCAAGCAGAAAATATGTCTGGTACAGCTACTGCTAATAATAGTACAGGGGATTTAACAGACTCTACTACTAACTTTGCTGGTAATCTTGTAGGTCTAACAGTAAATAATAATACGCAAGGATGGAAATGTGTAATTGATAGTAACACCCTTACTACAATAACTACGTCTTGTAATACAAATACATGGGCTGCAGGTGATGAGTATAGTATTAGTAATGAAGTAACTACTCATGATTCAAATGAAGCTGCTAGGGCGTTATCTAAAAAGGTAAATAGTGTAGGACATCCTTACTATAGCTCTACATATAAAGGTTCTGTAGTTAGGATAGAATATGCTGGGAATACTGGTATTGAGTTAGTAGGTTCAGATTCTTGGGGTAATCAAGCACACGAGAGTTGGGGTAATAAGGCTAGAAAACTACAGGACTTACCAAATGAACTAGGTTATCCTGGTACTATTGTTGAGCTTACAGGTGATGATGACTCTAACTTTGATAATTACTATGTTAAATATGAAGATGGTGTATATAAAGAAACATTTAGACCTGGTATTAAAACATCATTTAATGCTTCTACAATGCCTCAAGCTATAGCAATAGCTAGAGATAGTAGTGGTAATTATGTTGATGTAGACCAAGACTATACTACACCTGAGTTCTTTAGGTCTATTGATTGGGGTACAAGACAAGTAGGTGATGATGATAGTGCAGGTTTCCCTTCATTTATTGAATATGGTAAGCCTATACAAGACGTCTTCTTCTATAGAAATAGATTAGGATTTATTGCTGGTGATAACGTTATCTTATCTGAGGTAGGGGGTTACTATAACTTCTTCCCTACAACAGTTACTGATGTGTTAGATTCAGATATGATTGATGTAGCAGTAGATAGTAATCAATCTGTACTACTTAAATATGCTATACCTTTTAATAAAGAATTATTAATCTTTGGGAATAACTCACAATATGTTTTAAGTAGTGGTGATACATTAACTCCTAAGAAGGTTAGTGTACAGCAATCTACAGCATATAACATATCTAATGTTAAACCTGTAGGATTAGGTCCTAATGTTTACTTTGGTGTAGAACAAGGCGACTATAGTGCCCTTAGAGAATATTATGTACAACCTGATAGTCTTAATAATATAGCAGCTAATGTTACAGCTCATTGTCCATCATATGTTAGAAATAATATCAAGACAGTCGCCGCTTCAAACAAGAATGATATGGTATTTGTATTGTCATCTGAAACACCAGATACAATCTATACATATAACTTCTACTGGCAAGGCGAAGAGAAAGTGCAATCTGCTTGGCATAAGTGGACATTTGCTGCTTGTAATATACATGATATTCAAGTGGTTAACGGTGTCTTATATCTATTTACTACTAGAGGTGATAATAGTTTTATTGAGAAGATTAACCTAGAATTACCAGCTACTATTACAGATATAAACTATGAAGATATGTATTACTATTATGAGGAAGATGGTATCACTCTAACTAGAGATACTTCAACTGGAACGATAGCTCAAGGTACTGGTGTATTAATAGACACAACAGTTACCTTCACACCTGTTGGTTTTACTACAGGACAACATAAGATCGATGATAAGAGAAACAAATTCATACTAAAGAATATACAAATCAATGCAGACTTTGGTAGTTTCTATGGACTAGAAGTACTTAAGTATATTATACCTAGAAAGTATGGTTATACTGTAGGTAGTGGTATATATCCTTCACAGAGTCTCTATCCTGCATACAACTTAACACCACATGTATCATCATATAATATGACTACAGATGGTAAATACCCATTTAGTGGTAAAGCTGATGCACTAGATATTAAACTAACAAATGACTTAGTCCTAGGATTTAGAATAAACTCTATAGATTTCTTAGGTAACTTTGTACAGAAGTCAAGGAGTATATAATGGCATATTCACCAACGGCCTGGATTAATAATTCAGAGCCTGCTATAACAGCTGAGAAGCTTAATAAGATGGAATTTGGTATTGCTTCAGCACATGGTATTGCTGAGGCTAAGGCCTCTACAGATTATGTTCAAGGTCAGATAGCAGTAGAAGTACAAGCTAGGATTGATTATGTAACTAATACCTTTGATGCATATGAAGCACAAATTAATGACTATATTGCTTCATCTCTAAATGAATATGAGGATGTAACTGATGAGAGGATTCGACTCCTACTACAAGATATAACATCATTAACATATGCTACAGTAACATCATTAATAGACCAAGTAGTTACAGATGAGACAGGAGACACATATGCCTCTATTCAACAGTTTGCTTTATCAGCGGCTGAAGGAGAGTGGGCACTAAATTATCTAACAACTACAATTAATACTGTATTAGGTGATGAGAGCGGCACTCTAAGTCAATCTAGTATTGAAGAGAAAATAAAATCTAGTGTAGATGATGAGTGGGCTTTAACAACACTAACTACAAACTTAACTACAGCATTTGGAGAGAATGCATCAACTATTGATATAGCAATTAAATCTGTAGTAGATAGTGAGTGGAGTCTAAACACACTAACAACTAATCTTGAGTCTACTTTTGGCACTAATGCGTCAACTATTGATACAGCTATTACAACTAGTGTGGATAATAACTTCTCATTGTCAACAATAAAGACTAATTTAGAATCAAAGTTTGGTCCAAATGCTTCAAACATATCTACTAAACTAGGTACCTATGCTAACAATGATGATGTAGGTGCTATTGCTCAAGTAGCATTAGATGTTAATGGTAGGATTACAGGGTGGACAGCAGTAGATTCAACAGTAAGTGGCAGTAGCTTCTTAATACAAGCAGATAAGTTTGCTATCACAGACCAAACTAGAAGTGCATATCCGTTTTCAATAGACACTACTACTGGCGATATACAGTTTAACGGTAAAGTAACATTCGGTAAAACTAATACTACACCTGAGTTACAAGCCGATCTTGCCGGAACTGATGGTGTTAACGGAACTGATGGTTCAGACGGTGTTAACGGAACTGATGGTTCAGATGGTGTTAACGGAAAGTCTGCATACGAGTTATGGATAAGTCAAGGAAATACTGGGTCTAATGACGTATTCTTGGCAGCTTTAGCCGGCGAAGATGGTATAAACGGTAGTGATGGATTACCTGGAGAAAACGGTATCGACGGAACAACAACTTACACTTGGATAAAGTACGCTGACGACAGTTCAGGTAACGGATTAACTAACACAAGTACTGATAAGAAGTATATAGGGTTTGCATATAACAGAGAAACTGAGGATGAAAGTGATATACCTACTTATTACGTATGGTCACTAATCAAAGGGGCGGATGGAGTTGATGGAACTGATGGTTCAGATGGTAAGTCAACGTACCAATCGTATGTAGATACTGGTGGCACATTAAGTGAAGCAGACTGGATTAGCCAACAAGCTACACAAGATGATATAGCTAGTGCTATAGCTAACGATACTACCGTTATAGATGGCAGTAGAATAACTACAGGGTCACTAAGTGCTCTTTCTGCGGATCTAGGTACAATTAACGCCGGTATTATATATGGAGGGGCGGGATTGGTTGCTGGAAATGAAGAAGCTACGCACTCAATGAAAATTGACTTAACAAATGGGAGCATATATATAGCATGAGTTTATACATAGGTAAAGATGACAATAATAATTCTATTATGCACATCACTGAAGGAACAACAGGAACAGATTTAATGAAAAATGGCACAATACTTAATACAGTATTTCACTCATCCCTACCATATCTAAGTATTAGCGTGTACGACTGCGGGCCTGTAACGCAATGGGTTCATAGTGCTCCGTGGTGTTGTGAAACAACGACTGGGTCAAAAGTATTAGTCCCAAAAGAAGCTAGAGACTTGTGGAATGCAGGTAAAAAGGTTATTATTTCTGCAGATGGTGTTATGACTGATCCTTATCCGTGGTCACAATCATATTATACAACTCATGCTATGTGGATGCCTTCGGTGTCATCAGATCCTTTGCTCTATATGGGATCATCATATGCTAGTCCTAGTGATTCAAATCCAGTACTAGCTATCCCTGGGCATTTTTCTAGTGTTACTCTGTATGTTATTGATAATATTATTAATAGTAATGGGTATACGCCTTTGCCACAGCCTTCTGACTCTATATATATTGACAATTCTACAATATCAGTAAATGGTATAAACCTTAGTGATTTTATATTTATATCATCTTCTACTTTAAATAGTATTGATGACGTACTAAAGCTTAATTTTAGAAATTCAAATACTGTTCAGGTAATAAATTCTAGAAATACATATAGTTCTTTAGAATTTTCTAGCTCTATAGCAGGGTCTACGATAAGTAAAGGTAACTATTTGATGTATGACAGTAATAATAAGAGTAAATTTAAATATCAGTCATTCTTTGAGCATTCATGGCCATATGGAAAATTTACTGGAGGCCCGTATGAAAATGTTCTAGGAGAAAATCATATAATTTGTACATCTAGTCAATTAGCGCCCGGTGATTTGTTTACGTTTGAAATGCTTGATAATAGTACCGGAAACACAACAAACTTTTTTACTGTATTTGAATACCAAGAAAATACAGAACTAGCTGGAGTTATAAATCATCATCAAAGAGGTGCATACAGAATACACGCATGGCTTTTTGGTGGTACTAACGGCGGGCTATATATTTCATTCTACGGAAGCTTTGGCGGTGGTACTTTATATAGTCATGGATTTACTTTTAGAGTAAATATATTCAAGGATTAAAATGAGTAATAATAATAATAATAAATGTTTATCTGATGTTTTAAAGGACATAGAGAACTCTAAGATAGACTATTCAAATAAAGACCTTATGGTGTCTGCTGATCCTTACAAACAGGGCCCAGGAGATTGGACATATTCAGACACGCCACCTAAAACAACAAAGGAAAAATAAGATGAGTACAAACGTAACAATAACAATAGATACAGAATTAGAGTGGATAAACAATAAGTATTAAATAAATTAATATAGATAAGAAAGGAGGGACTCAATGTCTCTACATATAAAGGATTACATAGCTGATGGGAGTACTAAAATATTCTCATCAGATTTTAATGTAATATCAGAGAGTCACATAATGGTGACACAAAACAACGACCCTGATGATGTAGTAAGTAAAGTACTATATGATTTAATTAATGATGCAGTTGTATTTAAAGAAGCTCCAGCAGCTAATACCCCTATTACATTAAGAGTAGGGACTACACCAGATGCTATCTTCTTACCTACAGAGTTTAATATAGCCGCTTCTATTAGTGCGGGTAAAGCTGCTACTAGTGAGGCTAACGCTGCTACTAGTGAGGCTAACGCTGCTACTAGTGCTACAGCAGCATCTACTAGTGAAGCTAACGCGGCTACAAGTGAAACTAATGCTAGTACAAGCGAAACTAATGCGGCTACAAGTGCGTCTAACGCAGCTACATCAGCTACAGCAGCTGGTGGTTATGCATCAGCAGCATCAACGTATACGTCAGATGCCAACATTAGTAAATTAGCAGCAGAGGAAGCAGAGTCTAATGCCTCTAATTTAGCAACAGCAGCAGCAACTAGTGCAACTAATGCAGCTACATCTGAGAGCAATGCATCTACTAGTGAAAGTAATGCGGCAACTAGTGAAAGCAATGCTTCTATATCAGAAGCTAATGCAGCAACTAGTGCAGCAGCAGCTCTAGCATCAGAGAATGCAGCTAAAGACAGTGAAGACATAGTCGTAGCTAAAGAAGCTCTAATGAACCCTCATTATGTAGCGATAGAGAGTGTAGCTGATATAAATGACAACATAACAACTGTGGCTGGAATAAGCTCTGAGGTTGTAACTGTAGCTGGAGATAGTTCAGCGATAGCAACACTAAATGCTAATTCATCGAACACAAACATTGTAGCAACGAGTATAGCTAACGTAAATATAGTTGCTACTGATATTGCAGATGTTAGCACTGTAGCAGCAGATGGCGTAGACATTGGTATTGTAGCAGCGAATATAACAGATGTAACTACTGTAGCAACAGATGTATCAAACGTTAATATTGTGGCAACAAGCATAGCTGATGTAAACTTGTGCACTACGAATATATCAGCTATAATTGCAGCACCAACAGAAGCGTCTAATGCAGCAGCAAGTGCAGCGATAGCAAGTGCAGCAGCAGTTACAGCACAAGGAGATGTAGGTTTGGCTGATTACAGTATTAGAACAGCGGTTGTTCACGAGTTTTACTCTCGTGGACTTTAGAGAATATAATTAATAAATAAAAGGATAATTAAATGGGTACAACACTGGATAAAACAGTAACTAGAAATAGTGGTAATACAGTAGCTATAGATACTAACTACAGTGAATTAAATACTAAAGCTGATGCTATAGTTGAAGATGTAGTTAGTCATGTAGAAGCACAACTTGCTACAACAGAGACAGCTTTACAGACAGCAGAAGGATTAGTAGATACTAAGATAGCATCTCTATTGAGTGTAGGAGATACTGGGTATACTAAGGATGTAGTAGATGTAAATCTAGCTAATCAGATTAATGCACT